TTCGCTGGTAGCCCCCCGCACGCCCCCCTCCTCGGCTTCCTCCTCTTCCTCTACCGCTTCCTCCTCTTCCTCTACCGCTTCCTCCTCTTCCTCTTCCTCTACCGCTTCCTCCTCTTCCTCTTCCTCCTCTTCCTCTTCCTCCTCAGCTTCCTCTTCGGGTTCTTCCTCGACAACGAGCTTGATATTGTCATCCTTTTTCTCAATCTCAATCTTGACATGCACGGGCACTGGAGGTCCAACTTCGAGATTATCGTCCACATCGATAATCTTAACACAGCGCTTCTTCTTCGGCTCAACAATCTCGATATCATCGTCGTCATCCTCATCACTGTCCTCCTGTCGGAACAACCTCGCGTTATTACTGATGAGTTTTACCAAACGCCTCAGCTCCTTGACTCGGCGCTTCAACTTCTTGTTTTCCTTCAGTAGCTCGCGCACAACAGGCAGCTTCTGGATGTAGTGGAAATTCTCGACGGCAATCTGGGTAGTAGTCATTGTGTTATAGAAACTGTAGCTTTAATTTGAGATTATTTATAGCCGGCGGTTCACAATCAATTTTTCTCCAATTTTTCGGAAAGAGGTCCGAAACGTCGTATGTCATCCTAACACCAAACCACACACTCGGATAAAACACTGGACAATCATTCAAATAAGCGCCCCACCAACTAAATGTGCTATTTGCAATGATATTTATATCACAACAACTCATCATCAAGAGCTGTTTCCAGTCCGGTATGTCAAAACTCACATATTCTACATGCATTTTTGTGTTGAGTCTACCAACGATTTGTTTTACAGCAATTTCATCTTCCTTTTCACAAAATACCAATATTGTGTAGTCTTCACCTTTAATCTGTGAAAGTGCATTATTATAATAATCAAATGATAATATCGGGTGGTATTCTGGCTTGCCTTTATAATCGCCCATGCGAAAATGCATACTAATTAATTTACCATTGAAATTGCTCATTAATTCAGACTTCACAGTTTCTTTATGTCCGCGTATCCCGCACAAATCACAGATGGCATCTCTGTTATTTTGAAAATACTTATAACTCTGGAAATAACCGCCAGTTAATCGAATATTATCAGAAATGGGAAGTTGCGTATATCTGAATGATGGCGCATAGAAGCAATTCGTCGGCAATTGTTCCGGATTAGTTACAGTATTACACTTTATGTTCTCGAGAAGATTGTCCCAATAAGTATTACGAGAACCTAACGAGGTAGAATACAAAAAAACAAACGGTATATTGTTGGAAATTGAATATGAAATTGCCGTAAATATTTGGAACAGCTGATTCCCTAGACCTCCCATTAAATCACAGGATATCATCCTTTATAATATTATATGTGTTATATTATTTGAAATTTCAACTAATATACTGTTACGCCATACCGAACTTATCTCGCATGATACTATTCTTGCTCGGTCCAGGCTGTTTTTCGCTCTGTCTCTTCACTTTATACATGCTAGTGGCATTACTCTGTGACGCATTATTCGAATCACCATATATACCTAGAATGAAGTTATCATTGTCTTCGAATAGTTCCGGTAGCACTCGCGTCATAGGTTTATCAATCACTAAAAGTAGGTGCTCGGTCTTCAACAATTTACGATACTCCTGTATCGATAGATTCCCGAAGAATTTATCCAAAAGGTAGTGTGGGTCTGGAGCAGGCTTGATGTTCTTCTTAAAGTCATATACCTTACTATAAATCTGATTCAATAAATGATATCGCTCGAATTTTGTGGAATCGTCTAAATTCTCCTTCATCAGATGTGCAACGGCGCACTCTGGACGACAGAATGAGCCATATCCGAATATCTTATCGTCCATTTCATATTTCGGTACGTAACAAGGCGGATTATCAAATTCATATGTGCACCAGAAGCAAGCAGACTTCTTATCTTGTAGTGTGTTCTTGTATAAATTTATTTTTAGTTGTTTTAGTTTGGCGTTAATATCTTTAATATTGGTGTCGTTCTCATCTGTATTGGAATCATCCTTTTTGCTACACGATTGACAAATATGGTTTCGTTCAGTGTATGCAACGTCAGCGACAGCTTGTGCTTGTGTATTATGCTCATATTCGCTAAATGTTCCGCGAATCTCGTCTCCATTGTAAGTCTGAATCTCAGGTGGTATTACAGGGTTATACGTCAATTCATTATGAATTGTCTGTGTATTATACTCGACCAAGTCACTCATGGAACACTTCAAATGCAAAATAACATTTATAATCGCGTTACTATTTGATTCCTGTTCCGGTTGCTTTACAGTTAGTTTTCCGCCTTTCGGCTTTCGGCCTCTCTTCTTAGATTCTACTACAACTTCAACCGGTATCTCGTCTTTTCTGCGTCTACCTCTCTTCTTCTTTTCAACGACGTCGTCCATTTTATATGAACTGCGTTTACAATTTTATATAGTTTTAAAAAAGTATTTTCCCTAGTTTCCTCATATATTATTAAATTCGTATACATATAAAAATATATCGACATTGAAATAAATATCATGGATAAAGGAATACCATGGGTAGAAAAATACAGACCGAGTCATTTCGATAATATTGTTCTCGACCCCATGAATCGCAAACTATTCGAGAACATTTTGAAATACAAGTATTTTCCGAATCTCTTGTTGTATGGACCGCCAGGAACTGGAAAAACTACTACGATAATAAATCTAATCAACGAATTTCAGAGTAGACATTATAAAATAAACAAGAGTTTGGTCATTCATCTTAACGCGTCCGATGAGCGTGGTATTGATATTATACGAAATCAGATTCATTCGTTTGTAAAATCGAGAAACCTTTTTGATATAGGTCTCAAATTTGTAATATTAGACGAAGTTGATTATATGACGAAAAATGCACAATATGCACTCAAATATTTGTTGCAGGTATGTTCTCCGAATGTAAAATTTTGTCTGATATGTAATTACATTAGTAAGATTGAACCGTCGCTACAAAATGAATTTGCTTGTATCCGATTCAACCAGCTACCAAAGGCGGATATTTATAAGTTTCTGAAACATATATCGGAAAATGAGAGCATGAAATTAACCGACGCATCGATTGATACTATACAGTCGATTTATCAATCGGATATACGTAGCATGATTAACTTCATACAGTTAAATCAAAACCTGTCGCAAGTAGAATGGGAGAACAAAATTGTGAATCACTCAATTCTTGATGAAATACATACAAAATTGTCAGACAAAAACGAATATATAGCAAACATTATTAATTATATTCATTTAAATAGCATCCAAATAAATATAGATAAATCAACGATTATGAACAATTATTTTGATTACGTCATCCGAAATAAAGCAGAATTAGTTTCGCCACAATTTCTAAATATCATCAGTGATATATTGCATTGTGGCGATGCCAAAACAGATGTAGCAATCAGCTATTGTTGTAATCAGTTGCGCGCATTATATACAAAAATCGGACTTGTTGCGAACTGATCAATCCGTTTTTTCAGATGTTCCATAAATTCGCTCGGAGGAGTTTTCGAGTGCGAAGATGAACTTGGACAATTATTGTATGTGTAATCTCTTTTAATTGGTATAGAAATCGGTTGTGTTTTAGATTTAATCGTCTCATTTTTACCAGGGAGTTGTATTTTGTGTTCTATTGACAACATCGATATATAATAGCATAACACATTTTTAATTGGGGCTGGGGGCGATTTATGTAAAATTGAAAACAATATAAATAAATTATACTTCTTTAAATAGTAAACACATAATATAATAAAATGGACATCGACGCAGAATGGTCCAGCTATCTCACCAACACAGATTTTGCGAAACCCGCTACGCCGGTCGTAGCGCCAGACATTGCCGCTGTATTTTCTGAATTGTATATTTCAACGAAGACGAAGGTGTTGTTTTTGAACCAGCCAATTGACATCAATAAGATTTTCTGGGAAATTCCGATTGTGGATTACTGGAAGACCGAGTCCGGTGTTATAAAGAAACAGATGAAAATTGTTTCGAAAGACCTGTCAGAATACGCGGACTTGAAGAAGAACCTAGAAAACACACAATATTACGTGGAAAATATTATTAAGCAGATAGACAACCCGACGGCTAGACGTATTAAATTCAAGGACGAGCGAAAAATAACAGTAGGATTATCGAGAAAGGATATTATAAACTCACGGGGAAAGGTAAAGAATGCATTCTATAATTGTTTTGCGATGATTCTACGATTCTCGTATGATGGGAAATTTAAGGAAATACACGTAAAGGTCTTCAATACAGGTAAGTTGGAAATACCAGGAATTATAAATTCCGAGTTGTTAGATATTGTCAAACGGATGATTCTAAATATATTGAAACCTCACCTGACGAACCCGATTGTCTTCTTGGAAAATGACGAATTTGGAAACGTGCTAATTAACTCGAACTTTAACTGTGGGTTCTTTATCAATCGCGACAAGCTCCATAGTATACTACGGAGTGACAAATATGGCGTAGAGTCTGCATACGACCCATGTAGTTATCCTGGAGTAAAATGCAAATTTTACTTCAACAATGATATTGGGTTCGACACGTCCAAACAGAACGGTAAGATTCTACAGGAAGACCGAAATATGAAGATGAGCGAACTACTAGAGAACAAAAAGTATACGGAAGTCTCATTTATGATATTCCGGACGGGTAGTGGTCTTATTGTCGGAAATTGCTCAGACAAGATACTATATTATATATTCGATTTCATTAAGAATATACTTGAACAGGAATACCTAAATATTCGTGTGACAAACGAGATTGTGCATATAAAAGACAAGACGCTAAAAATCAAGAAGCGTGTTATCAGCGTAACGCATGATTATTATAATCAAATCAGTGTTGAGAAATAATCCACTTTGCCCATTGTTGGATAGGCATGTTTATATTATCATTCAAGTCGCGCATTTTGTATACACGTTGCATGTTCCAATCCACATTTGTCCTTGTATTTTTTTTCAATAAGGCATACGTGTCTAATAAAAATGTTTTGTATTCTGTATCGCTCATCGCTCTTAACTGTGCGGTTTCCAAAAAGTAAAATAACATGTCGCTATCAAACTGTAGCAGATTCATTATGACTTTTTGTGTGACGTTTGTTTGTTCGATACGTTCATTGTCGAACCATAGTATTAGTTCTATTAACTTCGAAACAATCGCCAGATTATTTGGCGTAGAATTCGGTGACATTTGCGATATTGTTTTACTATATAGAAATTGTATTGCGTCGCTGTGGCTCAAATCGTGCCGCATGTTCGTTTTGTGTATCTGTTCCAAATACTCCAAATAAAATATATATGCATTTCTACTATTATAAAATGCAGTGTTCAGGTCATTGCTATTTATGTAAGATATCTGGAATATATGAGTTATTGCTCGAAATCCAGTATATATTAAAAAACTCCGATTCGATTGAGCACCCATGAATTCGGATTTATCCATTTCATCTAAGTATTCTATGATTATTTCAACATAAGCGTTGATATATTCGTTCATAATAAAATACTATATAATCTATAAAGTATTTAAAGTATAATTGAATACTTATTATTATAGTATAAAATGTCTGCTTTAACTACTACTACCACAGAGTCTGGTTATCGTTTACCAGAAACGAAAACACTCTTACATGCTGCTAAGCTGGCGATTGTGGAGGACAAACCGATTTTGATGGACTATTGGACTAGTTCAATTGAGAAGACGGCACTGATTGGCGTCAAGGAGGATAATGAGAAGCTTCTCGTGAAGAGTGAGGAGGAGTATACCAGCCCGATTTCCAAGATTTTCAAGGTGGAGAAGGAGTATATCGTAATGACCGAGAACTCTATTTATTTGGTCGATGTCTCCATCCCCACCAAGCGCATTTCTTCCTAATTATACAATGTTGTAAAACCCATTATATAATTATAAAATTTCTGACAGTGTCTTAATCTGTTCCGGCGTCAACTGGTCAGGGAAAACAATATCAAACTCTATAAGCAAATTTCCAGTTGTGTTCTCTCGTTTCATACCAAACTCAGGAATAACCTTCTTGAACCCCGGTTTGATGATAAACGGATTTTGATGATTCTTAAATGCCAGTGTTTTTCCATTGATGTGTTTAATTTCAAAATCGAATCCACAAAGTGACTCCTTCAGTGTAACTGATTTCTTGAATATTAAATCCAATCCTTGACGCTTGAATTCTGTAGTATTCGTAATCTGCATATTGATTTTAATGTCGCCCTTCGCCGTTCCATTAATGGTGTTTCCGTTTTCAGGAACAATTAGCATTTCGTTGTCATCAATCCCACTAGGAACGGTTATATACATCATAACTCTCTCGTCTACTCTAGTATTTCCTGTAATATTCCAACGCTCAAATTCTATGGGAAAACTTCCACCCAAATACGCTTGTTCCATCGTAATATTTAGTGTTTTAACTATAGGCATGGGTTTAGTCATATTTTGAAAAAACACGTTTGGGCCTCCTTGCATACCATGAAACATATGCATCTCTGGACCAACACCACCAAAGAATGAGCGAAAAATATCATTCATATCACGGAATTGCATGGTAGGCACACCATTCAACTGGTTATCATATTGACCACGCTTATTTGGGTCGGACAAAACTTCATTTGCCTCATTTATCTCTTGGAATTTTGCATTCGCCGATGGGTCATTGTTCCTATCGGGATGAAATTGGAACGCCAGCTTCTTATATGCCTTCTTAATTTGTTCATCATTCGCATCGGGTTCGACACCTAGCGTTTCATATAATGTGGGCATTGGTATAAATTATAATCATGAATATTTTTTATATTTCATTTTCTGATATAAACATTTCGTATTTATGTATCATATGAATGATATACCACAGACGTTCATATCTAAATATAAACCATTTTACGTAACTGATTTCCAGGCGTCTTCCGGATTTTTGTCTGTATTATACACATTGTTAAAAATCGACGAACTAAATGTATTATTTGTAGGGGATGCAAACTCCGGTAAAACAAGTTTTCTCTATGCGGTCATCCGAGAATATTATAAATTAGACAAGATGGCACCGCTACCAGAGAACAATATTATGTTCATCAATAATCTTAAAGAACAGGGTATAAATTATTTTCGGACAGAGATGAAAACGTTCTGTCGTTCGCATAGTTCTATATATGGTAAAAAGAAGATGATAATTGTCGATGATATGGATGGTATTAATGAACAGAGTCAACAAGTATTTCGTAACTATATTGACAAATACAAACGCAATGTAAATTTCATTTTCACTTGTTCAAATACACAAAAAATCATAGAGAGTATTCAATCGCGAATGCACATCATGCATATACAATCATTGGATGACATACAAATTCGAGTGATAATGAATAACATTTTGACAAAAGAGTCTATTTCAATTACAGAAGACGCAAAAGACCATATCATAAAAATATCAGATAATACCGTTCGTAATGTAATTAATAATCTCGAAAAACTACACATATACGGTTTAGATACGGATGCACCGATAACTCTGGAAAAATGCAAACAATTATGTTCTAACATATCGCTACAACAATTTGAAACATATGTGCGTTCATTTCATGACGAACCAATACAGCCAATCCGTATATTATATGCTATACATGACTATGGGTATTCAGTGATTGATATATTGAATTATTTTTTCACATTTGTTAAGCTGACGGACCTATTAACAGAGGACCAGAAATATAGGATAATTCCAATTATATGTAAATATATAACCATTTTCAACAAGATACATGAGAATGCAATTGAATTGGCCCTGTTTACGAATGAAATACGTAATATAATTGTAAATTCGTAAAATGATACAAAGAAAACAAAGATTATTAATACATTATATGGAAAAGGAGAACATTACCATTAGTCGGGAAACTACGGATAGCGTAGTGTTCTCGATTATTAAGCAGTTCCAGCAACGTTCGGAGGTCGGTATGGCGAAATACGGTGTTAATTTAGACAGAACTGATTTGACCATGTTGCAGTGGATTCAGCATGCACAGGAGGAACACATGGACGCAATTCTTTATTTGGAGAAAATAAAACAAATTGAACAAAATCGACTTAAACTGTCGGAATAGTAGTTTATATAGAGATGAGCTACGAACAATTGTTTCGCAAGCAATTCGATACATCAATATTACAGGAGTTGCTTGAGAAGATTACATATAAAACCAATGGGACTTATCTAGTCGACGAAAATGTGTATAAGAAAATGCTGTTTCATGGTTTGGAAGTCGAATTTTATAACCAGTTGCGCGATTATTATCACAAATCTAAACATTTTTATCTTGACCGAGAGCTGAATTATAAGACCTTCACTACAGTATTACGGCAGCTATGCAAATACAATCAAATACCATTCGATTCACGTATCAAATATATGAAATCAGTCTATAAAAATGAATATGTAATTTCTATGTGATAAAAATATACAAAGCTACTATATAAGATGTTTAAAACTCAAGACATTTATCATTCTGTGTTTGCATTTAGTTTAATTCTATTAGCAAGCTATGTCGGCAATCAATTCAAGACGAGGTTTGCAGACAGCACCAATGACGAATACGACTTGATTAAGAAATATCTGTTGAATGAGTCACCACTATACGGTATGAATAAACCCAAAATCTGGATTCATTCAAAATATGAGGTCAACGCACGTAATTGGCTCGAGTCGCGGGGTAGAAACTCGACAGACTTGAATCAACCGTATTTACACCTTACAATTCAGTCGATTATAGACCATTGTGGCGACGATTTCCACATTTGTTTGATTGATGACAAAACATTTAGTAATCTAATACCCGGCTGGGACGTGGATGTTTCGACACTCGCCGAACCGATGAAGTCACAGGTTCGCGAATTTGCACTGATGAAGCTCATATACATTTATGGCGGGATGTTGGTGCCAAATTCATTCATTTGCTCTAAAAATTTGAGGGGACTATACAGCGAGGGGTTGTATGGTAGTCGCCCGTTTGTTTGTGAGGCGATTAATCGTGCGACAAATCTATTAGAGCAGAAGAATAAGCTGTTGTTCGCGCCGAGTCTATATTTCATGGGCGCTAGGCGCGATGATGCGACGATTTTGGAATTGGTAGAATACCTACAGAAAGAGCTATCAAAATCGCACATGTCACACGAGCGCGTCTTCGTTGGTGACAGTAGTCAATGGTGCTTACGAGCCATACGCGACCAGAAAATGAATTTAATAGGAGGCGAGAAGATAGGCATCAAGTCGAATGACCGGAAACAGATAGTGTTGGATGATTTGATGGAGGATAAGTTCCTCGATTTGGATAAAGATTACTATGGCATTTATATTCCGGAGGACGAAGTCTTACGTCGAACCAAATATCAGTGGCTTGCGGTCATGTCCAAACAAGAATTGTTGACTAGTAAAATCGCAATTGTGAAATATTTGAAAATGTCGATGGTTGATGCACAGGATGCGCCGACCCAGATGTTGAGTGCTGTGTCATTATAACACAAAATCTGGGAAAAATTGATTCCATAAATTTGGTCTAGTAATTATGATACTTAACCAAACCACCAAGCAAAACCAAACCAAAATGTCTACCAGCATGTTCATCCCCCGCGTCTTCTTCGAGGTTCCCTCGGAACAGATTAAGGACGTGATTCAGGACCAGGAGGGTCTCGGCGTCGTCGAGAAGATTGACCTCGTCGAGAGGACCGACGCATTCGGTAAGCTGTATAATATGGCTTACATCCACATGCGCTCGTGGAACAGCACGGAGCGTGCACAGGAGTTCTTGAGGGCCATTAACGATGGCGAGAAGAAGGTTGTCTACTACGATTCAGAGAATAGGAGGAACGGCAAGGGTCCTTATTGGACGTTCCTACAGAACAAGCTTTCGCTACCGGCGCCGGTGCAAGCGCCGATGCCGGTGCAAGCGCCGATGCCGGCTCTGGAGTTTATTACGCCGCCCAGGCTTGTTCGCAACGACGTTCCGCACATTCCCCAGCTTCACCGCGAGTGCTCTATCGGAGACAATTACGATATGTTTCCGGGTGCGCCGACGAGGTTGAAGCGCTGCAATACCGAAGCCACCTACTCTAAGCCGGTGAACCTCTTTAACGAGGCTGACACTCTCGTTGACGCTGACTATGCTGAGCGTCTCGAGCAGGAGATTGCGACGCTGAACTGCGTGATTGATGGACTGATGCACGAGAACGCGATGCTCAAGAACAAGTAAAAAACGAACTAACTAACACAAAAACAACGAAAAATGACAAAATTGTACATAATAAACATTTTTTTACTAACTATATAAAGTTATTGTATTTTACATAGAAATGGAAAAAAATGAACTCGTAGTATCGATTGAAGCACTATATAGCAAGTATTCGAATGACCCATATATGTCTGTCCGATTTCAGAATTTCATCTGTAATCAATTACCGAATGTTCTCGAGAACATGGCAAATCAACATCAGCAGCGAATTCTTCGAACCGAAGAACTTAGTGCCGAGTTTGACACATTCGTCAGCACTTTCATGAACAAGAATCAATATTTTTACATTTCTTCCACAGAGAAATTTTTCTATTACGATGGCAAGCATTATCGTCCCTATAACGAAGATGGTATACTCCACCATATCTTGACCTCGATTACAAATGGGCGTAGCTTGATGTCTTGGAAATATAAGACTAAGATATCCATTATGAAACGCATCAAGGAGAACTCACTATTTACGTCCATTCCCGAATCGGATACCATTCAAAATGTTATCATGTCATTATATCCGACATTTTTTAGTAGTAAGACGGCGGCCAAGTATTTCCTAACGATATTGGGCGACAATATTCTCAAGAAGAAGACGGATACAATTCATCTATTGCCGCCATATGCAAAGGCGTTCATTCGTGAATTAAACAACTATTGTCAAATCAATGTTGGCGCGAATCTATTTCACTCTCTCAAATTGAAATACCACGAGCATGATTACTCGAACTGCAGATTAGTTCACATGAATGAGACGATTAAATACGAGAACATATGGCGAAACATGATAGACGAAATTGGAATCGATATTATATGCGTAGCAATTCATTATTCACTTCGATATGAGAACTCGGACGACTTTGTAGTGGATAGTCAGGATGAGAACCTGAAATCGTATGTTTTTTATTTAAGAGATAGAACTGCTAGTGACTTGGTCAGCGGGTTTATAAGCAATTATATTACATTCGATAAGACCACCAGCGCAATAACCTGGAGGAATTTGCAATATTTGTGGAAGCATTTTTTGAACTCGAAAAAGCTGCCCATGATTATTTTCCAGACGAACCTGAAGCAGGAATTGACAAAGGCGCTGGCTGCCAATTATATAGAGGAGTCTGATACATTCCATGGCGTATTCAGTAAATTCGTGCCAGGGATTCAGAGCTTTACAGAGTTCTGGGACGAGAACATGGTAGAGGACGAGAATGAGCATGGACTTGAATTAGAAGAAATCCGGCGCATGTTTTATAAATGGAGTAATACCAGTATTACAGATGAACAGGTTATTGATTTAATACAGTATTTCTATCCAAACGTGATTATCGAAAATGATAAGTATATCCAGGAAATCCGCTGTTCTCTCTGGGATAAGCAGAAGAGTATCAAAAATGTATTCGATGAAATTAAGATGGAATGGCCTGACAAAGAGAATGACATCTCCGTATATGATGCGTATTTGTATTATTGCAAACGACACAAGAAGCGTAAGGTACCAGAGTTGGGACTAATCGTTCACAAGTCATATTTTGAGGATTATGTTATAAAACATTTTGCAGAATATATTATTGGACCGGGTATCCTATCAAAATCGTGGTTTATTGCATAACTATTTTTGAGAAATAATAAAATTATATAGTTAATTTTATTGTTATTTGCCAACATTGTATACTTTAAAAAATGTGTCAATTAGTTTTACGTTATCAAAATGTTGCATATACTCTATATTGTTACGAAACTTCGAATTATTTTTTATGCATTCGTCTATGGAGACGTTATATAAGCATATATCGTCATTGTATATGTGCTGAAACATTAAACTATTCGAAATACCTATAGGAGTGTTTACCGATATAGCGTAATCAATTACGCTTGAAATGCTTCTGTTTTCACATTTATCATACATAAACAAATTTGCTGTATTCGAATTTAGAAAATATAGTAAGTCGTTGTTTGTCAAAAACTCGAAACAAACGATGATATGAATGTTCGGTTTGGAGACCAAACTTTGACATCTGTTTAAAATGTCGCTTCTCATATTATCATAATATGGCCCTCCAAAATGTGCAGTCGGAATAACCAATTTTATAATGGCTTTGTCATATTGGTCGTTCACCAGTTTCACAACCTTGTCAAATCCTTTGTTATAAAAACCAAAGCCAAAAGAACCAAATGTATAATAATCATCCTTCTTCAACTCTATAAATTGTTTAATTGAATCTGTCGACGGAATATAATTGACCAGCATTGAAGATGTGTTTTCAAATGTAGGTCTCGGAATTGTATATTTATTGGATTGATTTGCTCTGGTAGGGTCGATTTCAATCGTTATGTCAGCAAAATCAACTTGACAATCGTGTGGTATAAATATATTATTAACTTTTCGCTGAATAACATAAGAATTCAACCAGTTCATAGTTGAAACATGATAATTATATATAATGGCGCTTGCATTTTCGTATTTTGTCAAGAGTTCTGTATATTCAGCATAGCAATCTATTTCTACGTATTCGTGGTGAACGTTCTCCATACGTTTCAATATGGTGTATATTCGTAACCCATATTGATATACTCCACACTGTTCACGCTTGTGATTTATAAATAATATTAACATACGTTATTTATAAATTATTGATATCATTTTATATCTGTTAGATTTAATTGTTTTTATTTTGTAGTATTGTTTTTTAGTATTTTATCGCACACGTTTTCATAATCACGAATAACATTCACATGTTTATATTTTTCATATAAAGAAGTCAATGGCGTGGTCCCATTCTTTATTATTTCTTTCAAACTCAGTTTTTCAATTTCAATCGACGGTTCCAATCCATGTAAATTTACAAACATACGCGAATTATTTATAGTAAGAGGTCTTTTTGCGGCTATTGCATAATCAGGACTACTGGCAATACCAGAATTCGGAAGATAATCGTAAAAATAACAATTAATTGTATTGCCGTTTAACCATTCTATAATTTCATCGTCAGTTAAGAATGTGTGCGAACATTCTATCTTAATTCCCGGTTTGGTTATAATACGTCTAACCTCTGCAATGCGCTGCTGTGCTTGTAAACCATTTGGGTCACAAAAATATGACATAGGCATATGTAAACGAAAAATAGCTTCATCGAATTCTTCTTGTATTTGACGAGCAAGTTTATCGATTCGTTTGTGGGACAATCCAAATCCTTGAAAGCCTATTATAGGTATAGTGTCATGTCTTTCTTCTGATAATTCAAACTTTTTGATAAATGGAATACTTCTAGTAACAACAAATACATTACAAGGCGTATTTATAAGGCATTCATTGTCTGTTATAACATATTCAAACCCACTAACAAGCGAAGGGTTAAAATTATCTACCATGTTTTGTGTAAAATCGTAATGTATCATAACATGTTTAATATTAGCATATTTATTACGAAGACTATAACCGTTTAAATATGGCGTAGTTACATCGTGATAATTATATATAATTAAAGATGGATTATATTTTAATATACACTCTTCAAGTTGAGAATAATTGTTTATAAATACATCCACAAATGTATATTTATCTGAATTATTTTTTTTTAATATTTCGGATGTTAATTTTCCACGAATACCTATTCCGCAATAAGAATTGTATCCATCTGCAGATTTTCCAACATCCTGTGATACAAACAAGACAATAATTTTATTTTTTTTTTTTTATTTCATTTGTAATATAATTGTATGTAATCCTAGTCGATTCCTCCAAGCTAGTTTCTGGCGACCAATTACATCGTTTTTTAATGGCTTCAATATTACAATGTCGAAATTTTACGCCAATCGGTCCTTCTATATGCTTTATATTAAATTTCTTACCTGATATATGCTTTAGAATATCTACATATTCATTAATTGATATAACTTTGTCAGAACCTATATTTAATATAGTTTTACAATTTGAATTCATTAGAGCTCTAATGCCTTTAATGCAATCTTTCACGTATAAAAATGTCCGTTGTTGATTGCCATCGCCGATGATTTCGATTGTTCCATTATCCTCAACCATTGCTACTTTGTATGCTAGTGCCGAGTGTGCCTTTGCTCGGTCTCCAATAAAAACCGAGTAATCTCCAACAATGCTATGAAATCTTGCTATAAAAACATCTAATCCGTATTGTTTTGCACAGCTTTTATACATTCGTTCAGAAAACAATTTCTCCCATCCATATTCATTGTCGGGAAACGCCGGATACACGGCATCCTCTTGACATGATGCTAGATTATCAGTATCATGAGGATAGACGCATGCAGATGAAGAGAAAAATATTTTTAGAACTTTATCCTTATTTTTTGATATACATCTTATAACATTTGAATTGATTGTTACAGAATTACTCATAACCGAACCGTCAAAATCTCCACTATTTATGTAAATAGCTCCTCCCATATCACATGCAAGTTGATATACTTCATCATACTTATCATATAATTCAAACAAACTATTTACAAATGCATAGTCTCTCAAATCCCCTAATATAAATTTATCTGGTGCAAAAATTTCATTCTTTATGTTTCTCGCGCCTACGCCAACAACATAATAACCATCTGCCTTTAATTCGCTGACCAAATGTCCGCCGATGAATCCATTCGAACCTAAAACCAATGCTCGTTTCATATTACGATTATTAATAATAATTTGTTTAAATAGTATTTACAAGTTTTAAGAATTAAACCCAAAATGGTATATTATTATACATCAATGAATAAGCTAAAGATAGTTTTTTTTAATTCGGCTAATGTTGGTGATTCATTTTTTGCAGAACCATTTATACGTAACGTGATTCAAAGTAACAAAGATACAGCTGACGTTTATGTATGTATGAAATACAACCGATTTCTATATTCCGACATACCCGACTTAATAGATTATTATCCGGATATTGTAAAACAACTGCTGGATATTCAAACACATGATAATTTCATGTATGTGCCACATGCAAATTTAATATATATTAATACATGGATTGGCTCATTCGCATATAAGAAAGATAAATTATATGAAGACCATATATTATTAAGTCGAGGCCTAAGAGAATGCGACCTCATATCATATTTCAAAGGCTATGAGGGTTTATTGGAGATTATAAAAAGAGATACAGGCGTAACTATAAAGTTTAATCCGGATATACAGTTAACATATCCTCAATTTCCCAAAAACGTGGACATTTCAAAATTTTACAGATTTAAGGAATCAATTAGTAAAAAAATAGTGTTTATAAATAATTATATGCCTATGTCTAGTCAAATAATATCTGTGAATAACTTCAGCGAGGTCATAAACTATTTTATAAATTGCGGATATTTTGTTATATTAGCAGAACCGGATGACGCGATTGTTTCTGAAAACGTTGCGTTTTGTAACGTTTTCTACGAGAGCGACATTAAAACGTCGCGCGATATATATTATACAGCAAAGATATGTGATGCGTGTGATTTATCCTTATACTTTGATACAGGTCGAAATTTGATTTATTTCAACACGGAATTTATGGATAATTTTAAGTGTAATCCGAGCAAAAATCGAAAGGTTCATTTTTCCACAGCCAAGTATGATTTCTATTTTAAGAATTTGAATCGACCGGAGGTCGTTCCTTTCGGGTATGCGAGACAATATATCGCAGAGAATTTTTCCGATGTTGAAACTCATCTGAACCATATTTTGAAATCCACAAAAGATGCGGACCTTTTAAAGCGAACTGCTGTCCTGTATGTATTCCACGAAATCAATTCGCGTGTCATTCATTTTATACAGAAATGCGTTTTTAATGACCCGAATGTAGATTTCTATCTGATTGCCAACGACCCAAATATCCAGTTACAAGTGCCACATGCTACCGTTATCAATAGACAAAACATTGGCTGGGACTTCGGTGGTTGGAGCGATTGCCTGTTGACTGACGATATGTATAAAAAATACGATTCATTTATATTTGCAAATTCGACTATAATGGGTCCTTTCTTACCACCCGGGTTCTTCGGTAAGTGGACGGATGCGTTTATTGGTGGTCTGAATGCTAATGTAAAATTATTTGGTAGCACCATCAATACTATGCGTCGACCTGCCACCAATGCCCATGTCCAGTCCTATATTTTCAGTGCCGATAGAGAGGCTGTTGAATACTTAATCCAATGTGAAATATTCAGCAAAACAAAATATGCGGTCGATTTCCGCGATGCAGTATTCAATAAGGAGATTGCAATGTCTCGGCGGATAGTGGAGAACGGATGGAACATTGGTTCTCTCATGAAGCATTATGAAGGAGTCGATTTTACCAAAGCACCTACAGGATATGATATTGAGTTCTTAGATGATGTCATGTATCCGGAGTGGCATAACCGCGCGTGGAATGAGAACGAAATTATATTTATAAAGGGTAATCGTGTTCTCTTAAACCCCACCAGACGAGCTCCTGAACTGGGATAAATCTATTCTGTGTTTTTTTTACTTTTGCGCGTGCCATTCGATGTTCGGACGAACGCTTCTATCTCATCTCGTTCCTGTAGAATCTGGTCAATAATATACACAAAGAAATGACGGAACTTCGGCTTCATTTTCGGTAAGTCGTCAATGCAAACCCATTTGATTTCCGCCTTTTCAAATATTTTCGACGTCTTAATCACTTCCGGGTCCAAGCGTTTCTGTATGTATTTCTGATTATTATTATAATATTTCTCTAAATAGGGGTCGTATTTCATTGGGAATATATGAGTCCTGTATTTGTTCTGCACAAAGTCGATATCGTAGGTTCCATGTGCATTCAACTGTTTCTTCAGTTGCTCGTCTGTTCCTAGGAATCCAGTCAATTCCTCACCACCCTCACGAATCGCGGTTTCTAGTGGTGTCTCATTATCATTTTTCCCGCCTCCAAAATCAGAGAACCCAGGCGCGGACTTTTCATTCTTGTTCTCCTTTCCGAACAAAAACCATAGTTTACCATTTCGAATTGTAGCTGGTAGTATTCCCGCTCCCATTATATTATAATACGCTATAATATAATATTGTTTTTACTTACGAGTCTTGCGAGTCGCGCGCTTGACATACCCGAACTTTCCCTTCTTGGCGAAGTATCCAGCTTTCTCTAAACGTTTCTCCTTCTTGGCCGTCTTGTGCTTGAGCGCGGACACAATACGCCCATGCTTGTTCATCATCAAATCCTTAGCCACAAGCTCACCAGCGGTCTTGTAGGCGGACCCGCGGTAAACCTGCACACGAGAACCGAACAACTCCGGATACTTCTTCCCCTTAATCTCATACATGCCATCTTCGCCACGGACAGGTCTATTCGTCATTCTAGATATATTATAGGACAACAAAAAAATATAGATGCTAAATCATTATTTCCCACCACTACGCACAATTTGTGAATATCTCATTGCGTTGCTTATTTTGGTAGAATTCGTTGATGTATCGACGCGCTTCAAATCCTTCTGTGCATTCTCTTTCACACATGACGCTATATTACAGTATTTCGTGATGTCATTTGTATTTTTTAATCGCATAAACATGGTCTATATGCTATCAACATATTTTTATAAAATTGAAACTACTTAAGATTATCTTGTTAATCTCAAATACCCCTCCCTACAAATAAATATGTCTGACCTCGCAACCACATACCAGATGAAGACGGACCTCGAGCACATTCTCCACAACGGAGAGATGTATATCGGTCCCGTTAAGCCAATTGATTCCCATATGTGGGTGTATGACGACGCAGCTGGTAGAATTGTTTCGAAAAATATTGAGTATGTTCCGGGTCTATTTAAGATTTACGATGAGTTCGCTGTAAATGCTCGCGACCAGATTCTCCGTATCATTCATTCGCCGCTACTCGACAAGAAGTTCGTGACCAGCATCAAGTTCACCGTTTCGGAAGATGGAACCATTACTATGGAAAACGACGGTAATGGTATTGACGTGGCGAAGCACCCTGAGAATAACCTATGGATTCCCGAGATGGTGTTCGCGCATTTGAGGACATCGACCAACTATAACAAAGACGAGAAAAAGATTGTCGGTGGTAAGAATGGTTACGGAGCAAAGTTGGGATTCATCTATTCGACGTTTGGTAGTATCGAGACGGTCGACCACATTCGCGGTCTGAAATATACACAGGAATTCAAGAACAACTTGTCCGAGATTTGCCCACCCACGATTACCAAGCTGAAGTCGCAGAAGCCCTATACGAAAATCGTGTTCAAGCCGGATTATGCGCGTTTCGGTATGCCGAATGGAATCACGTCGGATATGTGCGCACTGTTTAAGAAGCGCGCCTACGACATCAGTGCCGTCAGCGACCACTCAGTGAAGAAGGTACAGGTAACATATAATGGCGAGGCTGTTCCCGTGAAGAATTTCCAGCAGTATATCGATAAGTATATTGGCGCGAAGGACGTCGCCGGTGGAAATGGACTACGTGTGTATGAGGCGCCGGATGAGCGCTGGGAGTATGCCGTCGCACTCTCGCCGACGCACGAGTTCATGGCAGTTTCATTCGTGAACGGAATTTGCACGTCGAAGGGTGGTAAGCATGTGGACTATATTGTGGGTCAGATTACTCGCAAGCTATGCGCATACATCGAGAAGAAGAAGAAGATTACAGTGAATCAGAATTCCATCAAGGAGCAGCTCATTCTCTTCTTGCGCTGCGATATCGATAACCCGTCGTTCGATAGTCAGACGAAGGACTATATGAGCACGGTGTCCAAGGACTTCGGTTCGTCATGCACGGTCGGCGATACATTTGTAGAGAATATTGCGAAGATGGGTGTCATGGAGGTCGCCTGTTCGCTGACAGAGGCCAAGGAGAATAAGACGATTGCCAAGAAGACGGACGGAACCAAGACGAAGACCATCCGAGGAATCGCGAATTTCGTCGATGCGAATCATGGCGGCACCAGTAAGTCCGGTGAATGCACTCTCATGTTGTGCGAGGGATTGAGTGCGCTGTCAGGAGTTGTTTCCGGACTTACCCAAGAGCACCGAAACACTATTGGAATCTTACCACTCAAGGGTAAGGTGTTGAATGTGCGTGGCGAAACGGCGCAGAAGGTCGGCGATAATAAGGAGATTACCGAACTCAAGAAGGTGCTCGGGTTGGAGAGTGGTCGCACCTACGAGACGATGGACGACGTCAACAAGTATTTGCGATATGGTAAGGTTATGATTCTATGCGACCAGGATACGGATGGTTCCCATATCAAGGGTCTCTGTCTCAATCTATTCCATAGTGAGTGGCCGTCACTCCTCAAAATCCCGGGCTTCCTATCGTTCATGAACACACCCATCTTGCGCGCCAAGAAGGGTGCACTAACAATGGTGTTTTACAACGAGGGTGAGTATCACAAGTGGAAGCAGACGATGAGCGCCGACGATTTTGCGAAGTGGACCATCAAGTATTTTAAGGGTCTCGGAACTTCGACGTCCGTCGAATTCAAGGGATACTTTGCAGACATGAAGATTGTGGATTTCGTCCATACTGGTTTGGTAAGCGACGATATTGTCGACACGATGTTCAACAAGAAGCGCACCAACGACCGTAAGACGATGTTGGAGAAATACGACAAGCATGCGTATCTGGACACTGGTCGTAAGAATGTCGCCATCGAGGAGTTCATCAACAACGAAATGCTCCATTTCAGCACATACGATTGCGCCCGGTCAATTCCAAATGTGGTCGATGGATTCAAGCCATCCCAACGGAAGATTCTGTTCGCAGCATTCAAGCGTAAGTTGACTAGCGAAATCAAGGTCGCGCAATTCTCTGGGTATGTATCAGAGCATAGTGCGTATCATCACGGCGAGGCTTCGCTCAATGGTGCGATTGTGAATATGGCGCAGAACTTCGTCGGTTCCAACAATATGAATCTCCTCGAGCCGAACGGTCAGTTTGGCACGCGCCTCCATGGCGGTGATGACTCGGCGAGCGAGAGGTATATCTTCACACAGCTGAACACACTCACGCGTAAGATTTTCCCGGAGGCGGACGACGCGGTCCTGACGTATTTGGATGACGACGGAACGATGGTGGAGCCCGAGTTCTATGTGCCGATTATCCCCTTCGCGCTGGTCAATGGTATTTCGGGAATCGGCACTGGGTTTTCGTCGAGCATTCCGTCATATGACCCGAAGCAGCTAATCGCGCATTTGAAGGCGGTCTTGACTAAGCAGCCCGTTTGCATGAAATTTATGCCCTATTATGAGGGGTTCAAGGGAACGATTTCACAGGTCGACGATAACAAGTTCATGATTAAGGGACTCTACGAGCACGCCGGCCCCGATAAAATCCGTATCACGGAGCTACCGGTCGGAACCTGGACGATGCCCTATACGACATTCCTGGAGTCGCTCATGGATGGTGGGATGAGCAAGGATGGTAAGAAGATTTCGCCGTCAATCAAGGATTTCGTTTCGATGAGCACGGAGGTCGCGGTCGATTTCACTATTACCTTCGCTCCGGGTAAGCTCCTCGAGTTGGAGAATACACGTGATGAGCACGGGGTAACCGGTGTCGATAAGCTATTGAAGCTATCCACGACTGTGAGTGTGACCAATATGCATCTATTCAATTCGGACCGCCGTCTGAATAAATACGCGAGAGTGGAGGATGTGATTAGCACCTTCTATGATGTCAGGTTGGCGCTATATGCGAAGAGGAAGGCGCATTTAGAGAAGGAACTACGTAGTCGGCTGCTAAAGCTGACGAACAAGGCGCGATACATCCAGGAGACGCTGAGTGGTATCGTCGACCTACGCAAGAAGAATGCGGTCCAAGTATCCGAGCTGATGGTGGCGAGGAAGTTCGATGTATTTGATGGCGATTTCAAGTATCTCATCAAGATGCCGATGGATTCCGTGACAGAGGAGAATGTTGCAAACATCATTGCGGACCGCGATAATTCACAGAAGGAACTCGATATCCTATTGGCGACATCATTGGAGAAGATGTGGATTGGCGAGCTTGATGTATTGGAGCGTGAGTATGATACGTATAAGTTGAAGAGGCAGCATATTCAGTCGGGATCTCAATCTCAGGCTAAAGCGAAGATAGTCAAGGTTAAGAAGTAAATAACAACACAAAATAAAATAAAAATATATGGATAAAGTATAATATGAATACGACAATTGAACCAGACATGGACCCAGTAGACATAAAAACGCAATTTAAAAATTTTTTAAAGGAAAATCTTTCAACCTTGCAAGAGGAAGCAAAAAAATGCACAAATTTAGGCAATTTAGAGACATTTCTATTAGATGCAGTTACAAATTTCGAAAATAATAAACAATTAACAAAACCAGAAGAGAATGATAAATCTGCCAGTGAAGAGATAGTTCAGTGGTTTAAATATCCGATGGATAATTATAAATTAGTATACGATGCTTGTTTTACTTTAGAAGAAAAAAAAATTTTTAAAAGAATAAACACTAAGGATAATGTAAAAACTGGGTTTAGTTTAGCACTCGTAATTCTTTTAGAAATCGCCACGACGTTGTTGATTTCTGCCATGCCAGGAGGGGTCTTTATTTGTCTGTATGCATTGGCAGAAGGAGTTTATACGGCTTTACCTATTGGCCTTATTGATAGCGCAAAAAAAAATACAGACTTCATAACTAAACTTAATGAGATTATGAAAGGAGGGATGCGGGGAGGAGAACTTGACGATTTAGTGATATTCACAGAAAAAGACGTCGAAGAGCTTAAGAAAATCGCACTAGCTAATGGGGGTCAAGTAATTGGAAGTGCAAAACCATTGTCTAGTCTAAGTCAGGAGGAACTAGGTAATGCTATACATTATCTATCAGATGAAACGTCGGATGAAACATTAAAAACAGTTAGGGAAAATGTTATAAAAGAATTAACCAAAAAAACGGTAGACCATATTTTGACAACTGCTTTATCCAATATTAAAAATAGGGCATTATTAGGCAATACAATAATACAACATGGAGGAAAACGAAATAATAAGGGTCGCACCAAACGCAAATCTAAAAATAAGCGTAAGAATAAATCAAAAACAAAACGCAAGTAAATAACAACACAAAATACACATAAAATTGATTATAATTTGATTCGTTCTTTTTTATAGAACAAATCAACCAACAACTATGTCTAACAACCAGAAGGAGCAAGAGTATTTCAAGAGTGTCGCCGTGATGTGGGAGTGCGCGTCGTTACAGGGAAAAATATGGGATGCGAGTGATATTTACAAAGAGGTTCAGCCAAACGAGGATTCCAGTTACGAGTTCCTGCACAAGTGCTACACGGACACTGTCATGGAGACTGTTGGACTGATTCGGTTTATTTCGAGACATGTGCACGACGGTGTCTTCGTCAAGCCGACGGACCCTATGGAACTGCCGGATGATTGCTACGATCATCACCACGATGATTACTACGACGAGGAGTATAACGACAGGGAAATTTTGAAGAAAGAGCAAGAAGAGTATAAAAGAACTAGCTTCATGAGGTCGGTAATCTGCGCGCTGTCCGAGATGAAGAAAGCACGAATGAAGTTGGCAGATTCTTTGTTGAAGCGTTGTTTGAGCGACCAGAAGCTTATCGACGATTTTGCGCAATACTCTCAGGGGAATCACCACTTACTCAGTAAGGGGCACACTCTCATTGGGTTGTATAGGTGCCTACGCCACATTCGTCTTGGCGTAGAGATTCCCCTTGACTACGAGACGTCCGAACTTGCTCAGTTCGACAAGCTGTTTTGTGTGGATAATAATATAGTGGATGAGTATGTAGCGTGTGCAAACAAGGGTATCTGTGACTCAATCGACATGTTCGACCCGGCAATCACGAACCACAATAAATCAAAAAACTGGAAGGCAAAGACGTTTGCATATAAGCACACGGAAGAGGTAATTGCAATGAGATAGATAAATAATCCATAGTAATAGATATAAAACATTTTTTTATTCCGAATGTTCGTGTGGCGTCAGCGTTTCCAGCATCGAATAATAACTGCTGACACGCCCCTTACGTAAGTAGCATGGGTCCAAATTATCGATTGACTCCTTACTCTCGTTACTGGTCATTATAATCATCACATTCCTATAGAGAATCAAATCGTCTACGAATGTATTATACGTGGATTTATTATAGATGCACGTAGTGACATTCTTATGTTTCGGAATGGCACCATCATGGATTGCGTGAATCATCGTATTGACCTCTTCCAATAGGATAATCGTGGGATGTTCATCCGTAGGGTCCGAGTCGCGGAGTAGGTGGTGGAGTGTGTCGCCCGGCTCGGTCGGATTGAACGTATGGGAAAACGAGCCCTTGAGTCGATTCGCCACGAGAAGCCCGATGGTGCTTTTACCGGCGCCACTTACTCCATGTATGAAATATACCCCGCGCCGTTCTTTTGCGAAGTTCTCACAGATATGGTCAACGATTTCGCCTTGCTGTCCTTTCGGTTCCAAACCATTGACATCAATCCGTAGACGCGAATAAAAGATATTCGAATACGATCCTGTTCGCGAATAGATGGTTATAGATGATGATGATGGTATTGTTTTTGATTTGAGTGCGGAATTGTCCGAAAATGATATTGGTGCCTTTTCTGTTTCGAAAATGGTTTGGAAATATTGTGTGGTTGTGAAGATATGGATTGCAATGGACGTATTGCCATAATTACTGGAATAATCGTAAAATCCCATACATCTCCGATTGATAAAACACCCGGATGGGTGAAATGCGCCACATTGAAATAGAGAGATAGAGTTTGTTGTTGCCGTCTTGAGAACCTTTATAATTGCCCGTGTCTTTTCATCATCATTTCGAATAATATAGTAATGGATTCCGATGGCGCGAAGGAGGAATAAGAATGGAGTGTATAGTGTTGAGAACATCGAAAATAATCCGAATCCGGCGGCAGTTATGTATGCAAAATAGGACATCTTTACGTAATATAGATGCGGATGCTTTATATAAGTTTTGTTTTTGTGTTGCGTGTTGGGAAAAATTGATTTATCGGAAAGCGAACCATAATTACAACACCTAACCCCAAAACCGAATTATGTCTGAACTGTTTCTTAACGATATTACTACTCTCTCCGCCGCGCTCGACGCCAAGCTGCATGCGAAGAGGGTCTACGACACCAGAAGGGTGTTTCAGGGAATCGACGTCTTGAGTGGTGGCCAGTATAATGACACGACTGAGTCTGCGGATATTACGGAGGAGGAAATCATCGAGCTCGCCATTCAGCGCAAGTGCTCGGTCATTCACCGCCGTGGACCCGGATGCGTTTGGTATCTGAAGGGTCACGACAAGACCCCCGAGGAAGTGGACGAGGACATCCGGAGACACATTCAGAGGCGTGATACGGACGAGAGGTATAGGCACGATTACAAGAATATTTGTGTGTGGGTTCTCAAGTTGTAAATAAAAATAGGGTAGGATACAGATATAAAAAATAACACCTCATTGGGAGGTTTTATTTTTTATTTTTCGAGGAAAAAGCAACTTTCGCAACTTTTCGTTATCCAATTTTATCCATTGGCTGCGCACGGGCGGATATTTTGCTGATATAGTTTTAATTGTGCTAGCATTTGTGGTAGTCGTTTTTACATGTATATCTAAAAGCAACTTTAAGCAACTTTCTGTTATCCATAATTATCCTAAAACGGATAACAAAAAAGTTGCTGCCGGAAAAAATAAAAAAATTTATGCTCTCCGAAAAAATACATAAAAACGTAAATCAAAGCATTATGCTGACAATGTGTTTTTTTCGAGAATTTTGAAGTCTGTATATTAATTTTTGGACATTTTATAAATGTCCATTTTTCAAAACAACCTATTAATAATGATTCCTTCCCAAGACTAATACAGAAAGACTTATTGATTTTCCTACTTAAAGAAACGCTTAAGATTCGGTATGTTTATCGATGACAATCTCTTTGTTGATGGCTCTGATGACTTTTGGGAACAATGTCTCACGTTCATATCCGGCAATCGAATTTCGTTGCATACTTAGACAATCCTGGGAGAACCTGGAATCGCCATCCGCGTAATCGGGATTCTCTTTTTTCCAATCAATTAGTGTTCCCATGCTCTTTCTCGATACCTCCTGTATCACACTACGTAATTTCACATTATCAGATTCTTTGTTCCACTCATTGTTCTCTTTAATATAAACTACATCTCGTTTCAAATCTGTGCAGTGAATGGGACGTTCATGTATTCCTAGTCCATTTAATTGGTCCATAATAATTTTCGAAATACCACCTACGAACCCTAATTGTCCAGTATTCATAAGGTCTTCTCTAGAAACTTCAATGTTCTTCATAAATTCGTTTAGATTGATGGCATTTTTGCACTGCTCATTCAGGAATAAATTGAGATTAAATGCTTTGTTGTTACAGTTTGTATTTGTATTTATGGTATTATGCGTTCCACTCTTACATAATTCGATGACTTGTTTCTGTAATTCCTGATTCTGTTGAAGCGTCTCTTTATGTAATAGCAACTGTTGTTGGTTTTGTATCATTAACTCCCTTACTAAATTTTCCATTATATTATTTTCGTCATTTGGAGAACATACATTTAGTTTTATATTGCATGTCTTTCTGTGTTTACATAGTCCAGATTTATGCTTGTATATTGAATTACAGTTGTCGCACTGGTATGATGTTGCGATATTTTGCGATATTTCATTATCATTTTTATCCATTGTGTGCTTACGAGTCAATAAATGTTTATTATAATCATATCGATTAGAGCATCTATAATCACATTTTTTACACTCAAATAAGTTTGCGATTTTTTGCGATTTTTTATTATCCATTATTATCCTATATTGGATAACGAGAAAATCGCCTAAATGATTGCTACGCAAAAAATCGAAAAAATTATGCTGTAAGAAAATTTACAAAAAAACAAAATTCAAAGCATCATGCTAACAACCAGTTTTTCTCGAAAAGTTTGAAGTCTGCATATTTATTTTTGGACATTTTATAAATGTCCATTTTTCAAAACAACCTATTAATAATGATGCCTTCCCAAGACTTTTAAGACTTATTGATTTTCCTACTTAAAGAAATCTTTGCGACAATGCGACAAATTTGTTATCCGTTTTTATCCTTCGACTATTATCGTCACAATTATTAATAATAAATAATATAATATCAAAGCATATGCAAAGCCACATTTTTAAAAATATTAACCATTGCGATTTTTGCGAGATTTAAATTATCCATAATTATCCATCGATGGATAACAAAAAAGTCGCAAGAATGTCCGTTTCAATAAAAATCGAAAAAATTATGCTGTCAGAAAATTTACAAAAAAATCAAAGTCAAAGCATCATGCTAACAACCCAGTTTTTCGAGAATTTTTGAAGTCTGCATATTTATTTTTGGACATTTTATAAATGTCCAATTTTCAAAACAACCTATTAATAATGATGCCTTCCCAAGACTTTTAAGACTTATTGATTTTCCTACTTAAAGAAATCTTTGCGACTTTTGCGACAAATATTGTAGCATTTTTTAGCATTTTACATTATCGAGCGGATTTTTAACAGTTTCATTCAATATGCTCAAATCATATATCATAACATTTTTATATATTATTAAATTATTGCGATAAATTGCGATAAATATGTAGTCCTTTTTAGCCTAAACAGACTACAAGAAAAATCGCAAGAATATCCATTTCAAAAGAGATAAAATGTGTGAAAAATTGACTTCGATTTTTTGTGTATACAATACTGTAATTATACACAAAATGGGATGCGATTGGGGAATGTACGCTATCTACAAAATAACATTTGCTGATAAGCCACAATGCGAGTTCATAGATTTCATGGGAGCTGTAGGTATCTGGCTTATGTGTCACGAAGAAGATGATGCAGTGTATGTGCAAATGGATAATTGGTTAAAGAGTTGTCCGCCGATTACAGTTATCTACGAAAATGGCGCTTGGCCAAATGCTCAAGGGGATATTGTATATTCTACTCCTGATTGGGGAGGAGCTTCCATTCAACATTCTATGTCGCATGTTCTGGAGCTGCTTAAATATGAAGATATGTCAAAGGTTATTAAGATAGAAGCATTACCTTACGCGGAACGGAGGGTGTAAAAATTTGGCGGTGTGGATGCAACACAAAAAACAGTGAAAATTGATTACTATTTTTTTACTATAAAATAAACTCACTTAAACCAACCAACCAACAACAAAAACATGTCTAACATTCTAACCCAGTCTCTCATCGCCGCCATTTCCGCTTCCGAAGCGGAGAACCAGGTCTTGCGCTTGGAGAACCAGGCCCTACGTGACCAGCTATTTGCTTTAACGGAAAAACCCGTTTTGTGTGTAGATATTTCCCAGAAAGATAACCTAGAAGAGAAAAAGAGGCAGTATATTGCCGAGAAAAAGAGGCAGTATACCTTGAAGAACGAGGTAGACTGCGAGTGTGGCGGAAAATCGTCGAAGACGCCCTCCGTCAAGGCGAATCACGAGAAATCCAAGCAGCACATGGAGAATATGCCAAACGAGCGCAGCGAGTCAGTCGCGAACGCCTTCCAAAAGTGGAAGGCAGTCACCAAGGAAGACAGGAAACTCAATAAACAGAGAGACGCGCGCAACGCTTGCAAGATTCAGTGCGCGTGCGGAGGAATTTCCTATAGCAAGCAGAGGTATAGCAGAACGCACGAGATGAGCGACCGCCACAAACAGTATTTAGCGGACGATTTGAATAAGTTTTCGGATTCTATCGATGACTTGGTGTGAAATTGGGGCGGGGGTAAATAAACGCTAACGAATACTAACGAATAACAACTTTTTTTACGGAGCAAAATCCGATATCTTGCACTTCTTGATTAATTCAATATTCTCATACAAACAGAAAGTCCCATCACGGAGCGTTTTTCTACCATTCAAATCAACCTCGTGCATATGCAAATGGCGAATCTCGTCCGGTAGCTTATCCGGGTCCTTAAATATAAAATAACCATTCGACTGTATATCCTCCTGCTTCCTCGACCGCAACTTCGATATAAATTCATACATCTCCAATTCACTATCAAAATTCAAAAAAGGCAGGTTGTTAACCAGCCTAGTGCCAGTGGTAAATACTATAATCGGCAATGAGCAGGACATTATTATATTTTATAGTTTCTCCTTTATCTTGTTTTCATAAACGCTATAAATATATAAATAGAATATATAATGTCGACAAGGAAAAATCGGAAAGCGACCAAAAATGATTATATAGTGGCCATACCATCGTATAATCGCTCGGATGTTATATCGAACAAAACCCTGAAAACACTCGCCGAAGGAGGTGTCCCAGCAAAACAAATCTATATATTTGTAGCCAATAAAGCGGAATACCAAAAATATTTAGGCGCCGTTTCGAAGGATTTGTATGGAAAGCTCGTAATTGGTAAGAAGGGTATTACCAACCAACGGCGGTTCATCGTGAACTATCTTCCCGAAGGCCAGATGGTTGTCTCTGTCGATGACGATGTGGAAGGGTTGTTCCGTAAGAAATCCGATAAGGTTCTCGAGAAAATCACGGACCTCCATCTTTTTTTCAAAGACGCGTTCGACCGTCTGAAAGAGGAAAAACTCTATTTATGGGGGGTTTACCCGGTGCTGAACCCCTTCTTCATGAAGGATACTGTAACCACCGACTTCAAATTTGTAATCGGCTGCATATATGGGTTCATCAATCGCCATACAAAGACCATCAAGCCATCGAGGCAGAGCGACCAGAAGGAAGACGTGGAGCAGAGCATCAAGTATTTCATCAAGGATGGTGGTGTTTTAAGATACAATAACGTGTCATTCAAGGCGAAGAAGCACGCGCCGGGTGGTTTAGGAGTGACCGCCGACCGCTTAGAGGCGAACAAATCGGCTGCAGAATACCTACAGAAGACCTACCCCGAATTCGTCAGCATCTTCACCCGTGATAATGGTATGACGGAGGTAAAAACCGCGCGCATAAATCGAATCCAAAAAGAATAATGAAAATATTTATGTTTACAAATATAAATATAAATTATTACGTCCTACTCGCAGACCCAGGTCTCGTAAGCCTGCGAATCGTATGATTGTGCTTCTCATAGAATCGCCGAGTCTTGTTTTTCGTCCGTAACCAAATCTTGTATCGCAAATAGCAGACAATCGACAGACGTTTCGCGTCCTTATCCACGGGCTTCATCGGTAGATTCCCGTGCCACTCATGCACATCCATAAACAACATATCACCGGTTCTCACATCGACTCCGATACCATACTGAGGAAAGCATGTCTCAGAACCTTCATATTTACCGTGTTCGATGACGGCCAAATTACCGAATCCCTCGGCATCATCACCCTTATCCTTATGAATCGACGTCTTGAAATTGACGTTTGTGGTGATGGTGGTAAACGCGGTCCCAGGCACCTTGAAATACGTCTGCTTCGCCTTCTTATTCTGTTTTTCGAAGTGGTCCGGCGCATACTGTTTATAGAGGTCATTGATTTCCTTCACCAGAGGAATCATCTTCTTGAACTTGTCGGGGTAGTCGCGATTGAATCGGCACTCGCGAATCTCGAGCGGGGCCTTTATTCCGGCCTTCTTGAATGCAACCTTATAGTTCGGCGGAAATCGGTCGAAAAACCCGATGATATTCGACATGATTTTCGGATTATCGTATACATTCTTCGATTTGCTCCCACTCGTGCTCCCACGATTACTCGTGGGTGTTTCAGCAAAATCAATGACATTATCATAGAATGCTGTGGCATTCGTCTTGGAGAGCGCACCCTTACGGAATCGTAATAACAGTTTCCCATCGGCGGCGTATACGTCGGCATCATGGTCACGAATGATGAAATTTATCATCGACGCGGACACGAAACGATTGCCTAAATTGTCTGCATGTGCGTCATCGATGTCTTTATCAACGGTGTATATAGTTACGCCATCTATAACCTCTTTTTTAACTATCGTCATACTTATACTATGACGATATTTTTATTAGATAAAATCCCTTGGATTTTTATAAAATCCCTTGGATAAAATCCCTTGGATTTTAGACCCAAGGTTTCATTTCCAGCTGCCTGAAATCACGGTCATGGTTACTCGGTAACTCGAGAGGAACGACTAAGCTACTTTGGTCCTGGCAATAACGCTCGTAACCCACAGCCTCGGTATACACGCTCGAAACACAATACTCCAGAACAATCTTATTTAGACGTTCGACCTGCTGGGTTATCTCTATAGGCTTATGCTCAGCATATTGCAGATACGTGCTACGCATGATGATTTTGAGATTATTGATGTTCTGGTTCGGAATCACATACAAACCACCCGATTTATCATAGACCCCGGCACGGATTCCGTTTTGCAATATCTGAATATTCCCAGCGGAAAAGAATACCGACGCCAGCATATTATCCTCAAAGACGCCCGCTGTTGCGTCACGGTAATCGGTGGCCTTGTTCGCAATCATCACTTTTTCCGACATTTTCATTTGTATAGACATATCCGGTGGCTGAATGATATTCGCACGTCCATTGTATTTCACTAAATCCAAAATAGAAACCGAATTCATAACTATATTATAATATTATATAATATTTAGTTATTATATAATGGAAAGCTTTTACATAATTGTCCTCACAATTGCAACGATTATTCTCATAATTTCGCTGGCGACGATTGGATTACTCATGGACCAAGGTAATAAGGCGGGACCATTCCCACCTATATCACTGAAATGCCCCGATGGCTGGAAAGAAACATCTACATCTGATTCTACAACTGGTGATATTTCGTATACATGCTCATCGTCCACACTCGGTAGAAATCTGCTGTCTGGCGACGGAATCACCGTAACTAATGGAAGCGATAAGACGCTATCGTATAATGACAAATCGACGACTATATGCAGTAAACACAAATTCGCACAGAGGAATAATCTAATATGGGATGGTATATCGAATTACAACTCTTGTTAAACCGATAAATAGACACTTATCGGTCATTGACCACGACGAATGTGAATCCGCGCCGGGCGGATTCACATTCGCCGTTGGTTTAAACCACGAATTTTAGGACACTCGGCTTCTCCCCATACACATACTCGCGCTTACTCATGGCGACCTCCGATTGAAACAGCACGGACACCGGTGGTCGCCCTTCGACGATGATGTGATTCATCTCCATAATATCGTATTTCAATCGACGCAGGTTCTCCACCTCCGGTATCAAATCATTCTTATAAGTCTCGATGACGGTAGTCAAAATATTCTTGTTGTCTGTAGTTGCATATTCCGACAACATCCCACGTATACTACGATTCAGTTCATGGATTGTTTCTGTCTTGGTCTTTATCAGCTCTTGGGTATGAGGATTGTTATATAATTCGTTATGTTTATCCAGCTCGTCCTTGTATATCTTACTATCCTTGTTGTATTCATCGATTTTACGGGTGAATATCTTACCCGAGGCCGCCTCCGATACATAGTTGAAAAGGGTGTCCATTTTGAGCTTGATGATGCGGTCCTTCGTGTCATTCATAGAATCCCTAAAGGTATTCAGTATAATTTCATCCATCTCGAAATTACCACGGGACAACTTAATATCCAACTTACAGGGTTTGTTCGTATCACCACAGATGGCCGTGTAGCCATTGACGTCGTTGGCAAAAATGGTGCCGACGGGGCGCTTGCAATGGATACACTTGGGGCGAACGGCCGCTACACGTGTCGCGCGGTCCTTGCGATTTACGCCCCGCTGATATGCCGCCCGCTTCTTATCGAGAACATCCTCTTCGTATTTGGTCTTTAGCTTGAAATAACGGGTTAGGGCATCGTCGTAGTTAATCTTACGCTCGATGTCTCTGTCTTCTTTATCACCATCGCCATCCTCATCACGACCTACAGGTATGGTATTGTTCTCCGATAGGAACTCATGAATTGTATCGGGGAGGTTCTCGATTATAACTAAAGGATTGTTCGAAATATGGAGTATTCGTAGTTCCTTCATGTCTTTCAAATCGATGTGTTTCAGTTTATTTTGGCCACAATAGAAGTTGACTAAACTTTTCGGAAGCGCACCAAATTCGACAATCTTATTGTTTTCGCAATGAAGCTCTTGAAGGAAGGGAGTCTTACTCAAATTGATGGACGATATATAATTGTCATCACAATCTAAATGAACCAGGCCATTAGGTAGGTCCGGTAGGCTGACCAACAGATTTTTCGGACAAACCAGTTTCGTGATTTGGTCGGGAATATTGAGAATATCGGTTATATTCCCCTCACCGAAAGCGATAGTTCGCAGTTTACTGAATTTGCACACGGATAAATCCACTTCTCCTTGCAGAGGTGTATTTATATTTAATTCGACCAAGTCGGGGCGAAGGTCCTTTATGAAGTCTAGCAATACAGATTGCGCCGAATTGTTTTCTCGGATAATTTGTTCGCGCTCTTCGTTGATGAAACTCATATAAATTACAATTACATATAATTTTAGCGATAGACGAATACATAATGTATTGTGTATATATACAAATATCATGGCAACAGTTTCAGGTAACACCATAACTGCAAACAGTATAGTTTATACGTGTTCCCATGTTCCAGGCGTTGGGGCATTAGGTAATGTAGCAACGGTTACTAACATTCTTACGACATCTGGTTTAATTAACATACAATCACATGTCTCTGGAGCTATTACCGGGTCTATTGGGAATATATTCGCCGTTATAGGAATTAAGGACTCAGCTGCATTTGGTATAACAACTATCACCAGTTTAACTCTACCACGGTCGCTTTTATACATAGACGCTAGTGCATTTTTTGGTTGCAGTAGTATAACGAGCACACTAACAATCGCCGGGAATATCCAAACGATTGGAACAAGCGCATTTTACAATTGTTTAAAACTCCCAGCAGTAGCACTGGGTGGCAATTTATTATCGATTGGTCAAAATGCGTTTATAAATTGCACAACATTAGGAACATTAAATATCCCACCGAGCGTTACCATCATTAATAGTAGCGCATTTAATGGTTGCAATAGTATAACGAGCACACTAACAATCGCCGGAAATATTCAGTCGATTGGGTCTAGTGCATTTAGTGGTTGTACTAAAATCCCAGCAGTAGCACTCGGAGGCAATTTATTATCGATTGGAGGTAGCGCGTTTCTCAATGGTACATCGATAGGAACCATAAACATACCACCTAGCGTTACCCTCATCGATAATTCCGCATTTAGTGGTTGCAGGAGTATAACAAGCACACTAACAATCGCCGGGAATATTCAGTCGATTGGAACAAGCGCATTTAACAGTTGTAGTAAAATCCCAGCAGTAGCACTCGGAGGCAACTTATTATCGATTGGAGTATCAGCATTTGAAAATTGCGCAACATTAGGAACATTAAATATACCGCCGAGCGTTACCATCATCAATAATACAGCATTTAATCTTTGCACAGGCATAACGAGCACACTAACGATTGCTGGAAATATTCAGACGATTGGAACTTCTGCATTTGCAAGTTGTGCACTGATACCGGCAGTGGCACTTGGTGGAAATTTATTAACAATCGGAAATGGCGCTTTTCAGAATAATTCGTCAATGTTAACAATAAATATCCCACCAAGCGTTAGTCTTATTTCCATGAGCGCATTTCTAAATTGTTCTAATTTAAGTAGCGAACTAACAATAAATGGGAATATACAAACTATAGGGGGAGGGTATAAGCAAGTCGGCTACAGCTTATTATATGAGGGTGCTTTTCAGAATTGTACTTCACTTACATCGGTTATCTTAGGTGGTAATTTAAGGGCAATCGATACTTATGCTTTTAATCTTTGCACATCATTAAGAACACTAAACATCCCTCTGAGTGTCACCACTTTAGGAAGTAACGCGTTTAGATATTGCAGTAATATAACGAGTGCCCTAACAATCGCTGGAAGTATCGTGTCAATTGGAGACTATACATTTGATGGGTGCAGTAATATACCCGAAGTAGCACTAAGCAATAGTATTAATACTATAGGAACCTACGCATTTAACAATTGTACGTCCTTAGGTAAAATAAATATCCCAACGGGGATAACTAATATAGGAGACTACGCATTTGGTGAATGTAGTAACATAACAAGCACTTTAACACTAGCAGGAACTTTGCAAACCTTCGGCGAAGGTGCTTTCTATAATTGTGCTAATATCCCTGCAGTGGCATTAGCTTCACAAATACCATATATTAGTTCCTACGCATTTTCCGGATGCACATCATTAGGCACAATTAACCTACCAACGTCTGCGTCATCTATAGGACTTTATGCATTTTTGAATTGCTATAGTCTATCAAGTCCGTTAGTAAGTACCGCAAGTTTTATTTACACTGGTGCTTTTCAGAATTGTTCTAAATTAACGTCGATAACACTCGGACCATTAGGACAGATTCCCGCTCTCATGTGTTCCAATTGTACTTCCTTAGGAACCATAACTATACCAACGGGGGTATCTTCTATAAGTGACAATGCATTTTTTAATTGCTCGAGTCTGTCGAATGCCCTAACATTAAGCGCAAGTATCGTAGAAATATCGACTTCTGCATTTAAGAACTGTTCTAAAATCCCATCAGTAGCGCTTGGTGGTAATATTAGTACAATTAATACTAGTGCATTTGAAAATTGTACATCAATAGGTTCCATAAATATCCCAACGTATGTCGGAATTATAGGAGCCAGCGCATTTAAGAATTGTAGTAACATAACCAGCACTTTAACTATCGGCGGAAATATTTTAGTAATGGGGACGGATGTATTTTTTGGTTGTAGTAAACTCCCAGCAGTAGCACTAAGGATACAAGCGATTACTGATAGAATGTTCTATAATTGCTCATCAATCGGGACATTAAATATTTCAACAAATGTTATTAGTATTGGATTAAATGCTTTCGAGAATTGCTCAAAAATTACTAGCACGTTGACAATCGCCGGCAATATTCAGACGATTGGAATCAGTGCGTTTGGCAATTGCTCGCTTATACCAGCTGTAGCGCTAGGAGGCAATTTATTATCAATTGGAGCAAGCGCATTCTGTAATAATACGTCGCTAGGAACATTAAACATACCAATTAGTGTTAGTAGCATTGGAACTAATGTATTTGAGAACTGCTCGAAAATAACGAGCGCACTGACAATTGCTGGAAATATTCAGACGATTGGAATATCTGCGTTTGGTAATTGCTCGCTTATACCAGCTGTAGCGCTAGGAGGTAATTTAGTGTCAATTGGAGCAAGCGCATTCCGAAATAATACGTCGCTAGGAACATTAAACATACCAATTAGTGTTAGTAGCATTGGAGCCAATGCTTTCGAGAACTGCTCGAAAATAACGAGCGCACTGACAATTGCTGGAAATATTCAGTCGATTGGAGAAAGCGCATTTAATGGTTGTAATAAACTCCCAGCAGTAGCACTCGGAGGAAATTTATTATCGATTGGAGTATCAGCATTTCAAGATTGCACAACATTCGGAACTCTGAACATTCCGCCGAGCGTTACCCTCATCGATAGTCAAGCATTTCTAAGTTGTCGTGGTATAACGAGCACACTAACAATTGCTGGAAATATTAAGACGATTGGGTCTTCCGCATTTTTAAGTTGTCATAAACTTCCAGCAGTAGCACTCGGAGGCAATTTGGTGACTATTGCAGGAAGCGCATTTCAAGAGTGTACTTCATTAGGAACACTAGATATATCAACTGCTAGCAAACTAACAACTATTGGTGCATCCGTTTGTTTAAATACAAAGTTAAAGTCTATAGTTATACCGGCAAGTGTAACATCTATCGATGGTGCAGCATTTAATAACACGTATGCTTATGCACAACCGAAGACATTGACAAATGTCACATTCTTAGGGGCATGTCCTAATATAAATAATAGCTTTGCAGCAGCATTTGACATGGTTACAAATAATGGAACACTCAATTATAATCTAACAAATTTCACAGATACATTTGATACACTGGCACGAACATATTTTGACTTTTACCCATTCATCGATGGGTCAGTAGGATACAGAACGACTTCAGCAACCACGGCGAATGTAATTTCTGCCAATGTTCTAACAACCTCTACATCAGTAAATATATCAAGTTCAATAACACGTGACCATGCAGGAGTACCAAATACATATGCAGTCATAAATATCGAAGACGGCGCATTCTATGGTAATACATATATAACATCACTGACTATACCAGGTTCGATATCGAGTATCGGACATTTCGCATTCCAAAATTGTTCAAATATAACGAGCACGCTAACAATCGCTGGAAATATTACGGCAATCGGAGTAAGTGCATTCCAAAATTGTAATAACATACCGGCAGTAGCACTTGGAGGCAATTTATTATCGATTGGAGAGCAAGCATTATACTATTGTACTTCTCTAGGAACTCTAGATATATCAACGGCTAGCAAATTAACTAGCATCGGTATATTTGCATTTACTGGATGCAGGATGAGTTCTGTTACTATACCAGCTAGCGTCACGAGTATTGGAGGTGGCGCATTTAATAATAATGTTTATGCTAGCACTGTTCCATCTACACTAACCAATGTAACATTTCTTGGCGCATTTCCAACAATTGGTACAAATTTATTATTTGTAATTTTTGGGCCATACTATGCGTTTAATGCTGTGTCAAACAGCACGCTAAATTATAATCTAACAAGATTCACTAGCGCTGGATTTGATACACTAGGCCGAACATATTTTGACTTTTATCCATTCATCGATGGAACTATAGGATACAAACGAACATCGGCGACCACGGCAAATGTAATTTCCGCGAATGTCCTAGTTGGTCCATCTGGTACAAGTGCAGTAAATATAGCGAGCTCAATAACCCGTGGCCACAGGGGAGCGAACGCAACGTATGCTGTTATAAACATCGAACCGAGCGCATTCAGCGGCAACACATATATAACATCGCTGACTATACCAGGTTCGATATCGAGTATCGGAGCTAGCGCATTTTTTGCTTGCCAGGGAATAACAAGCACACTAACAATTGCTGGTAATATTCAGACAATTGGAGCAAGCGCATTTGCATTTTGTAATAAACTCCCAGCAATAGCCCTTGGAGGTAATTTATTATCGATTGGAACAACCTCATTTTATAATTGTACAACACTCGGAACATTGAACATCCCGCAAAGTGTTAACACCATAAACGATGGTGCATTTTTAAATTGCATGAGTATAACGAGCACCTTAACAATCGCCGGAAATATTACGACAATTAGCTCTGAGGCATTTAGCGGTTGTAATAAAATCCCAGCAGTAGCCCTTGGAGGCAATTTATTATCGATTAGAACATCAGCATTTAGTGATTGCACAACACTCGGAACATTGAACATCCCGCTCAGCGTTACCATCATAGATACTAGCGCATTTGCAAATTGCAATAGTATAACGAGCACACTAACGATTGCAGGAAATATTGCGGCAATAGGAATACAAGCATTCCAAAATTGTAATAAAATCCCAGCAGTAGCACTCGGAGGTAATTTGTTATCGATTGGCTCTTTTGCATTTAAAAATTGCACAACATTAGGAACATTGAACATCCCTACAAGTGTTACCAATATTGCAGATAATGCATTCGAAAACTGTTCGAAAATAACGAGTACACTTACCATC